ATGCTGTTGAATTTATTGTGGTATTAACGGTTGAATTACCAACACTTACAGTACCACTTACAGTTACATTTGAACTAAATACTGATGGACTTGTAGAAGTCATATTTACAGCATTTGCAAATGTAACCGCTTCAGAAAAATTTACAGCATTTGAAAATGATGTATTACCAGTAATTGATATAGTATTAGCTGTAATGTTTACATTAGTAACATTAATATTTAATACAGATTCTGTGCTATTAGCAGTCAGTGTTACTAAGTTACTAGTCGAGTACTTAAAAGCTACATTAGAAACTATATCAAGCACGCCATTAGACGAGACGTTCCCACCACTCAATCCATTTGCAACATACAAATAGTTAGCACCAAAATAGCCATTAACATAACCATTACCGGTAGATAGAGAACCACCAGTAGAAGTATCTACAGTTACGGTGTTTTGAGATACGATCTCGACTAGTCTGTTTGTAGTAGATAACCATGCGCCAAATGATTGAGTATTGGCGACAGAAGTAACAGTTATAGTCATTTATTGTGTCCTGCTAATGATCTTAGGAGTTCCTTGATCTCATTTATGTCTCTCTTCAGCTCTTCGTGTTCTCTCATCATGCTATCAAGCTGAGCTTCTTTCTTTTTACGAGCTTTGTATGCACGCAGAGAATCGTTATCTGTATTTAGGATAGCTGAAGAGTCTGCATCACGAACAAACTCCTCAGCATCTTTTACTTTCAAATACTGCACATTATACCTGTAATGCTATGGCTCTCATGTCAGACACTCTAGGCACTATGTGTGATCCCTCGTCAGAAACCATGACTATCTTAATGGAGAAAGTCTTAAAACTATGATAATGAGCACCGGTTCTTGTGTAGTATGAAATGGTATTAGATTGATACTTGTCTTTAAACGCCGTCTGAGGAACGTAGTACAGTGTTCCAGTTTCACTTGACGATGTAGGTGTGATTAATACTTCTGTAGTTGTTCCAGCTGTTGATAACTTGATAGCCGTGGTGTTTGAAGTTAAAATGTTATAGAAGCCATTGGAGATACCTGTTGCCACCCCATTGCCCTTGAAGTATATCAGTGAACCAATTGCCAGAGGTGATGAATTTGAAACGGTGATCACATTAGCAGAAACAGCAGTATTGCCAAATGTTCCATAGATAGCGTAGTCAGACATAGCAGTATTTGATGCAGCATTGACTGAGTATCTAAATGGTACATCATATACAAACTCTTTGTAGTCATTGCGATCAATTCTACTGCTTATTACCGCAGAAGATGTATTTTGATTAAGTAAGGTCCATGCTTTTGCTTCAATCTGTTCTGAGTCATCAGCATTTAGTATCTTAGAGTAAACTTTTATGTCTGTATTTGCTGGTTTATATGCGGAAAGATATACAAGTAAATCTTCCGCATCTTGCCCCTCAGCTAGTACAACTCGCTTAGAAACATACTTAGCAGCTGCATCACCACCTGCTGGGTTTACTTCATATGTAGTGTTAGAAGTAAAATTGATCACGTTTTTAATAACTAGCATGTCTGACTTGATATCGTCAAACACTGGACTCAATTGATCATTAATGCTAGTCAGTGGCACTGATACAATTAAGCTTTTTGTTCCACCATTCTGTAATTCTACTGATCTAGATCTAATGATTCTCTCTTTGTCGGTAAAGAAAGTCTCCATGTCAGAAGTAACGACGGTGAAATCTGAATCGATAGAACCTGAAGTATTCATACCCTTCAATCTTACAGAAGCATTGGTTCCAGATGGTGTGATGTAAGAGAACTGTGGAACTATAACGCTGTAAGTCAAAGAATCCACTGACACTAAGTTTGCTCTAGCGCCACTCTCAGATCCTATCAGAAGAGCATTAGCAGAACCAAATACTACATTAGTAAATCCAGTGGTTGAGTTAGCTGTGCTCTGATACACGTGAAGCAAATTCTGTGAAGCGGATACACGAGAAACGTATCCATATAGTCCACCATTAGCAGCGATGTAACCAATGGAGCAGTTGGTATCTGTGAAACTTAAGTTTGAGTTTAATACAATGTGTGTTGTGTTTGGTATTGATGTTATGTATCTGACGTCAGTTACTTCACCGGTATTAGAGGTAATATATATGTAACCACTATTAGCTGCAGAAAATAAACTCACAGCATTTGGCGAAGCATTATTATAGACAGCGACCGCATTTGATGTGCTATTGCCGCTAGCATTAGAAGTCATTACTACTATACCATTTGATACGTATAGCTTTTCACCAGCTCTAAAATCACCATAAAAATTATTAGCAGTAAAAAACTCATCATTAGCATTATTGTAGATAATTGTGCCAGTATTAGATGAAAACTTAGCACGATGAATGACAAACTTAACGTCTTCTTTTTGATATGGTGTCCATATGCTATTAGTAGAAGAAGAGAACAATACGCCAGTGGAGTTATTAACATATATTGGTATATTAGTCAGCACGTCAGTACCACCAATCTCAGCAACCCATAGGTTATAACCATCGTTATTTCCAAGTGGTACCACTACAAAGCAATACTCTTCATTTGTTTGTAAAAACAGGGGTGAGTCAAACACAAAAGACGTAACTGCTGAAGAATCTTCACTTATGTTTACTTGTGCTGGTGTTAATGCTTTTCTACCAAAAGGCACAATCTTTGTTGTAGGAGCACCATTATCCATATATCTTACTTGTAGCTCTACGCCAAAAGTAGCATGCTTTGTTTTAAAGAATACATCTATCTTTGGAACATAAACACCAGATGTATCTTCTCCACTATCAATAAAGAATGACTGTGCAATAGGATCCACTCTTCTAACAGTCGTTGCAGTTGGTGTAGCAACTGGCGGGACTGGAAGTACAGATGTTACACGTGAAAATGTTCTAGAAGATTGTACGTTATTAGAAACATTTACGGTATTAACAGCTACTTGTGGTAACCTGGTAGTAAGACTGAACCTAGACTTAGTTATGCTTATGTTACTAGCAGTGTAGCTACCGGCGGCTTGTGTGGTTACGGAGTTTGAATCAGTAGATATATTAGAAACATCAGCTAGTCTGAATACTCTGTCACCAGTCTTAAAAGTATTGGCTGGAATGTCAAATAAACCATAGACAAAGCCGTTGCTATCACTTGTAAATTCACCACCTAGTGTGCTTGTAGGAACAAAACTTGAATCTGTTGGAGTGCAATGTTGTGCAACAGCAATACTGTCAAAGAATGGATAAACTTTTGTATTTGGCTTAATTCCAGAAGCGGTAAATCTTACTCTTCTTGGTCTCATGAATAATTGTACAGAGACATCTTGAACTATTTCACCAAAATCAAATCGATTTGAAATAGTAGAAGCACTAAAGTCTAAATCAGGACGAACAGTAGTTGTTGTAGTGATTGCTTCGACATCTTGAGTATTGATATTACTTAATCTACCATTAACTGTACCTTGAGAAGTAGTGTTACGTATTACTCTCTCAGCAGTAGATGTACTGACAACTCTCTCGGTACCAATTATACTTGGCAAGGCATTTACTAGAGTAGTAATGCCTGATAGATCAATATTACCTACAATGCTAGGATTAACATCTAAATCAACACCAGCATCACCGGGTGGGTCAAGAGTGACGTTACCGTTCCACACATATATAATGTTTTCTGCACAGTTTCTTACTTTATTAGCAAAACTCTGTTCTATGTAAGGAACTGTGTTACTAACTAGATGAATGAGACTTCCTGTCTTAGTGACGTTCGTGCTGTTACTAGCATTAAAATCTAAATCAATCATATTTCTAGAAATAGTCGGTGCTAGTTCTTGTACTTTATAGTCAACAGCTGCTTTGAATTCAGTGCTTGATGTATCAGCAATCGTAAAGCCCTTAAATGGATCCACAATGAATCCATTCTTAAATCTCTCAGAACCAGTGTCATCCTTAATGATTAGAGTCTTAGCAGATGACTCTAATAGAGACAACGAAGTGTAGTATTCTAATCTTGCAAATCTATTATCTAGTACACCGATATCACGCATAGTGTAACGACGATACTGTTGAAGATCAATAGATACACCATATTCAGGTCTGTTGAAAGTTTTTACATCTTCTTGAGATAGAGATGGATATGGTGGAATAGTCAACACACCTAGAGTCATAGAACCATCAATGTCTCGTGGTGCATTTGGTGCTGGTGATGGTGCACCCTCTATTACGTTTATTCTACCTTCTGATGATAAGGCAACTTTATCTTTTCTACCTAAGTAGTAAGAAAAAGCAGTATTGAAATTAGAGTCTGCTTTTATGGAATAAGGACCTTTAGTTCCTATTTTTAATGCTAAAGAAGTATTTGGATTAACTGTAGCATCAGCTATTAATGTAGCACTATTTGCTGTATTGATAGCATATGGTCTAAAATCAATACAGTCACGAAGATCTAGTGATGCACCAGTACTAGACGTAAATACCGGGATTTGTGCAGTCTGAATAGCTGACGTGTTAGCGGTGTTAACATCGTCTATTTTATATGAATTAATAGAAAAGTAACCACTGCCAACAGTTAAATCTGGTTCTAAATGATCCAATTCTACTAGAAATAAATCATTAGCACCCACCGTATGTCCAGTGCCAGGTTTTAAGCTAATTGACGCTAAACCATAATGCCCATCTCTTTGACCATTATCAAGTATAAATTTATCTGCATAATTTGGGTTAGTATTAGCATATGTTGTGCCCTGATGTACGGCTCTTATTTTAATCACATCAGCTATACCAAGAGACCATGGACCAACATTTTTACTTGGGTGCGTATTTGCAGCTATCTTTACATATCTATTTTTACGCACATCTTTTTCACTATGACTAGCTTGATCTCTTTGAACATCATAATAAACTATAGCATCAACAGTTGCACTAACACCTAAATTGAATGTACCTGAAGATCCATCACTAACTATGGAAATATTAGCTGAGTCTTCACGTGAGAAACTGATTGGTATACCTGCAGGGAAATAACGGGCATAAGCATTAGCACTTAGTGACTCACTAAAGTTATTTGCTACCGTCATGTAAGTTGTATTGGTTATTGACGTTACACGACGTATATTAAATGTTCCTGCGGTTGATATTCCTGCGGTTGCATTTGCTACATAAACGTGATCACCAATAGCAAATTCTGTTGTAAATGAAGTTCCAGAACCGGTAATAATATTTGAACCAGAAGTAACTGTTACGGTGCCTGTAGCATTTGCAGCTCTTGAATTTGCTTTTGGTATAACAATAAATGTCGATTCGTTTGCTTCAGACAATGAACCAGTAAGTGCTATTTTATTTGTACCACCTACACCCGCGTCAGGTGAATTTAATGTAGCAGAACCACTTGTGAAGTTAATATCAGAACTAGTTCTAAAAGTAAACGATGTAATACTAGTATTAATAGTCTTTACAGCATTCTTACCCAAGTTAAAGACCATGTCGCGATTAGCAGTCTCACGTAAGACAGCTTCTCCGCTTACTAATACCGGATCAGCAAAAGCTTTTACAGAACTGCTATTAGTAGCATATATAACTCGTGTATCGGCAAAAGAACGATTGCCTTCTGTTATCTTAATATCAAACAGATACATCTTATACTGAGCATCAGGAGTACCTGGTGTACCGCTGTAATACTCCACACTTCTTACTCTAGCGGTACCGATCTTTGTAGTCGGTGCTGAAGCACTAGCATAATCATTATTAGTAACGTGTAGTGAACCAGCATTGCCGTTGTAGTATAACTCAACTTCATCTAAATTAAAGATATCAAATGGTCCGCATAGTTCTTTGACGTATACGTAGTTACCGTAGTTTGCTGTTACTATCTGATTTGGAAAGTAAACATTATCAGTGCCTTTTCTTATGTCTACTCTGTTTTTATCAGAGAATTCTACTCTGTAACCATATACGTAACCAAGACCTTTGTCTACTTCAAGCACTAAGTTATTTGCATTAGTTGTGTTAGCAGACACTGATAGTTCAAACGGATCTACAATGTAGTTGCCGCTCTCTTCATAAGTTCTTTTAGCCATCTCAGCACCAATTTTAGCGTATTGAGGATCGGTGTTGATGATAGCAGGTAAACCGTCTCTAAAGTTAACAATAGAGAAAAAGTTATTAGTATTTGATGTGGCTGAGTTTGTTGAAGTATTTTCACTGACTCTAGAAACTAATGCCGCAGATAGTTTTAATCTGCTAGCGCCAGGAGCATTAAAGTTTGGTGCACCAATAGCATTATCATAAAGATTTTCATCTGTATCAGCTGTAACTATTGATTCTACAAGTTCAAACCCAATGGCTTTATTTTGTGGATTTGCATCATACTTTGATACTATTGTAGTTTGAGGTGCTACTCTTACAAAGTAGCCACTCTTGAATATCACACCTTCATTAACTGATACAGCATATCCTTTACCAATGGGCGAGTAAGAAGCACTAGCTACAGTTACGTTAGCTACATTTGTATCTGTAGTTGTCCTAATGAATACATCTTCACCAGCATCAAAAGTTTTTTGTTGAACACCATTAGCATATAGAGCAGAGTTTAAGTATCTAATATAAACCGTGTTTAGGTCAGGATCATTTGCTTCTAGACCAGCAACAGAATTTATGATAATAGCTTGTAAATTAGCAACATTTACTAGCTTATTGCCGATGTAATCATTGACATTAATGACTGCGCCGCTAGTATCTAAATCTTGAAGCTTTACGTACTCATACTGTGAATCATATGATACTGTGCAACCTTCTACTATAGACCCGTCTTTGAATATATGTCGACCAAACTTATCTACTTGATCTTGTATTATGCTCTGGATTTGAGTGAGTTCTCTAGCCTGGACAGCCGTGCTTGGCTTGAAAAGGATCTTGTAATAATTGTCAGCTTGATCATAATCATCAAAATATGGAGCCGCGTTAAAATTAGTTTCTAAAGGCATTCTGTATAGACCCTTTGATTAGAACTTTAGTACTAGTCTGATTTCTTCTGTGCTATTTATTTCTCGAGTAACAACAGTGTTTGAAGTTTCCAAATACAATACTTTGCCTGTTTCTCTTACAAGATCCGGTATAGTTACTGATAATGGCACACCATTGGCGGCTGAGTTAGCACCTATAATTGTTTGGCTTGAGTTTGAGGATGAAAAGTTTACTGTTTTAGTTACATCACTTACTATAATTACTGTATGCACATTACCTACATTTGCAGAAGCTCCCAAACCATTACTCACATTAGAAGAAACAGTAAAAGCAGAAGTGTTTGAAACATTAGTTAACTTTAAGTAAGTACTATTTGCAAACGTAATCTTAGCATTTGCTGTATTTGCTAAATTATATAGATTATCACCTATAGTAAAAGAGCCAGTCAAGTTATTTATGACTAAATCTAAATCACTAAGGTCGCTTAAAATTCTTCCTCTAGCACCAGTGCCGGTTTGTATCACATATTCATCATCAATATAACTACCTGTGTTTGACGCAAGTGTTATTCTTGAAGTCTGATTGAACCTTTTACCAAATGTTGTTGAAAGATTTTTAGACTTATCAGAAGAACTAATGCTATTAATAGTCGCGTACGCGTTCGAGGACGTACTTATAACAAAACCATTAGCCATTTTACCACTAACCAAAGTCATATAGATTTCTGTATTAGATGAATTAGCACCAATGATAATAGTACCATTTGCACCATTTTCCTGTGTAGCTACATCATTAGCAAAAAATCTTAATACAGATACTGCAGTAACATTAGCTAATTTAGCAGATGAGTATCCATATATTGTAGACTGGGCATTAGCAGTATTTACAAATGCACCCTTAACATTTTTTAATTCTAATGTTGTAGAGTTACTAGTAGTAACTACACCAGCAGCATTTGAAGATCCCTGAACTACTATTTCACCATTAGTCCATCCACTTATATTATTTGTAGTCAGTCTTACTCTATCAAAATTAGTTAATGTAAAGTTTACGTTAGCAAACTTTGGATTTTTTATAATACCAAATTTTCTAGCAGTAACATTAGTAGGATAATACCAAGATTCATTTGATGCTGTATCAAACTTAACATCAATACTTACATATCTAGCACCAAGTTCATGAACTGGGTCAGCACCATGACCAAGTAGAGGTGATATGATAGCATTAGCTACCGCGTTAACAACATTAACTGCATTATTACCGTGAGAAGTATTAGCATATATCGTTACGTTAGCTTCTGTATAGTTATTACCGGCATTAATGACTGTGATCTTATTGATTGTGTTTCCTGTACCAACAGAAGTATTGACGGAAGCTACAGCTATAGCACCGTTACCATCACCAGTTATTTTTATAGTTGGTCCTATCTCGTACTCAACTACATCTTGTGATAGATTGATTATGTCATTGATTAAAGCTATGCCGGTATTAGTGGTACTGTCTTTAAAATCTACTCTTCTGCCGATCAAAAAAGTGCCATTCGGATTTTTTATAGTCACGTTTGGGTTGGTGTCTACTGACATAACATTAGCTGTAAGAAGTGAAGAAGCACCTCTTATTCTATTATTTGCTACCCAAGTACCGTTTACACCGGAAATAAAAATAGTAGTAGAGTTACTAAAAGCAACGGTACCATTAGCATTTAGAGAAGTATTAGAATAATCAAGAAGATCAACACGCTCACCAAGAATAAAAGATGCACCCACTACACTAGTATTAGCTATAGTTAGTTTTCTAGAATTAATATTACTGTTGCTGATAATGCCATTAGCATAAGTTGTGGTTATAGAAGATGGTTCTAGCACTGTATTCATTTTAAAAGTTGTGTTGCTAGTTAAAGTATTACTAAATGGATAATTAACTGTTATTGTAGTAGCATTGACTGTCATTATTCTTCTAATGTTAGTATTAGCATTATCGCCAATACGAATGAAATCATTATTAGAATAAGAAGTAGTTAGTGCAGTAGCTGTTGCATTAGTAGCTATAAAACTAGCCGGATATATTGTAGCAGTGGCTGTTTTACCCTGAAGAATGTGACCAGACTCAGTCAAACCTTTTGTCAGTTGTATTCTATTAGCATCATCTGTATTTGCTGAAAGACATAAAGCTATATGTGTAGCATTAGCAAATTGAACAAAATAAGTCGTATTACTACTCAACCCACCAATAGCAGTGTTACCAGAAGATACTGAGTACGTTATTTGGTCACCAACTACAAAAACATTAGCTGTGTAAAGTGCTATTACGTTATTTAAACCAGCTCCGACACCAGCAGTAACATCTGTATTAGCATTAAAAGTTTGTGCAGTCGGTGCTCCGACAACTACTGTTGGTATCGTAGCATAAGCATTACCTGAATTAGCTATGTTTATAGTTGTAATCTTGCCAGTCGAGTTAGCTTGTGCGTTAGCAGTCCCGCCCGTACCGGTAGCGCTTGTTATTGTAACAGTTGTGTTTGATGTATATCCAGTTCCATTAGTAAGCACGACTCCGACTGATAAACCACTAGAATTACTAGTATTTACTTGTATGGATGCTGTAGCTGTTCCGGTATCTGTTGTATCTCTTAGTGGTAAAATACTATTAAAGTTTACATTCTTATTAAATCTTGATACAGATATAGCAGATGTATTTGATGAATCTACTATAGCTGACACAGAAGTATCTGTCTGAACTACATTAGAGTTAGGATTTACATAACCAACTCTGTAAAGAAAATCAATATTGTCTATGACTTGTTCCATCTTTTCGCCAACTGCACCACCGCCAGCTATAAAAGAAGTGTTTACTAAATCATATCTTACATACAAGTCAATTGGGTCGGCTATTGTAGCTACTTTAGAAGTACCATTATAGCTAGAAATTTCTCTTACCTGACCAGAACCAAACCCAGTCTTTAAGTATATTGATGAGTTAGTATAGTAATTGTTAAAAGAAGAAGAATTAGAAGATATCTTAATGTTATTTCTATCTATGATAGCCTGTACTTGTCCAGTTTCATAAACATTGTAATTAGTGCCGCCATTAGCAATCTTTATAACATCTATTGTCCCTGGTATAGTGTTAGATTGTACTTGTGTGTTAGATACTACTGGTATAAAGTTTGGAGTAGTAAACTTTGTATTGGAAGTCGCATCTATGGTGTACATGTACTTCCACACATAACCATCACCAGTCTCAAAAGTACCAGAAGTTATTTGAAGTGATGGCTTTATAGTGCTAGCTGTATTACCATTATTGTAAAGACACTTATAAACATTATACTCATCACCTGCTCCTGAAGTAACAACAAAAAATTGTTTTGTATACAGAGCAGTATCATTTTGATCATACGCCGGGTACACTGTATTAGAAGTCCAATTGTACCTTGGAACTACATGGCTAACATCAGTAGATTGAATAAGTTTACCATATAAAATCTCATTATAAACATCATGCTCAGTTTGTGCTACTGATGTACTAACATTTCCTATTGCAGAGTCATCATTTACACCATTAGCATTTACCCATGGAAAGTGTCTAGCTGCAAACACATAGTGTGTGTTTGAGCCACTATTTACGTCTTGAATAAAGCTAT